ATGAGTATCGCGGATAGGCAGGACTCCACCTCCGGATGGCGTAACCGGATCACCGGACACGGCGAGGAAGCCCCCGACCAACTGCTCGCGAACCCCCGCAACTGGCGCGTGCATCCGAAGGCGCAGCAGGACGCGCTCGCGGCGGTGCTCGACCAGGTCGGCTGGGTGCAGGACGTCATCGTGAACCAGCGCACGGGGCACGTCGTCGACGGGCACGCGCGGATCGCGCTCGCGATCAGCCGCGACGAAGCGTCGATCCCGGTGGTCTACGTCGACCTCGACGAAGACGAGGAAGGCCTGATCCTCGCGTCGCTCGACCCGCTCTCCGCGATGGCGACCACCGACGCCGACGCGATGCGCGAGTTGCTGGCCGAGATCTCCGTCGATGATGCGGCGCTGTTGGCGATGTTCGAGCAGGTCGCTCCTCGCCCCCCGAAGGCAGGACTCACAGACCCCGACGCCGTGCCCGAGATACCGGAGCAGCCGTACGTCCAGCGCGGCGAGGTCTACCTGCTCGGCGAGCACCGGCTCCTCTGCGGCGACTCGACCGAGGCTGCAGACATCGAGCGACTCATGGACGGAGCATTCGCCGACCTCGTGTGGACCGACCCGCCCTATGGCGTCGCGGTGGCTAGCCGCGTCGGGACGCGGGCGCGTTCCTCCGCCGAGGCGCGCGCAGAGGGCGGCACCGGCATTCGCAACGACGAGGTGGACGTCGAGACGCTGACCGCGCTGCTGCGCGCCGCGCTCGGGTTGACGCTGCAGTACACGCGCCCTGGCGCCGCGTGGTACGTCACCGCGCCGCATGGGCCGATCGGGCTGGCGTTCTCGGTGGTGCTCGCGGATCTCGGTGTGTGGCGTCACTCGCTCGTCTGGGTGAAGGACTCGCTGGTGCTGAGCCGGATGGATTACCACTACCGGCACGAGCCGATCTACTACGGCTGGACGCCGGGCGCGGCGCATCACCCCGTGCCGTCACGCGACCAGGACTCCGTGTGGGAGATCCCGCGCCCGAAGCGCTCCCTCGAGCACCCGACGATGAAGCCCGTCGAGCTTGTGCAGCGCGCGATCGAAAACAGCAGCGCAGCAGGCGATCTCGTGCTCGATCCGTTTACGGGCAGTGGCACCACGCTCATTGCCGCGGAGATCACCGGCCGCCGCTGTTTCGCGATGGAGCTGGAGCCGCAGTTCGTACAGATCGCGATCGAGCGGTGGGAAGCGTTCACGGGCGAGCGGGCGGCACGGGAGGCACGACCGTGACGCTCCATCTCGATCGCCGTAGCCGTTTCGAGACGACTCACCATGGTGAGTCGTTGACTCCTTGCGCGACCGGAGTGAGTGATGACGCTCCGAAGCCGGGAACACTCCCCGGTACGCAGATCGAGGAGGAACGAGATGGCGATCGATGCGACCCAGCGCAAGGTGATGGCGACGGGGCGAACGCTCACCGCGAAGTACAAGGGCGAGCAGCACACGGTGGCCGTCGTCGCGGGCGCGGGGGGCAAGCTGCTGTACCGGCTCGCCGACGGCCGGGAGTTCAACAGCCCGTCGTCGGCAGGCAGCGCGGTGATGGGCGGGACGGCCTGCAACGGCTGGCGCTTCTGGAGCGTCGACGACGGCTCGACGCGGGCCGCGCCGAAGGCCACCGCGAAGCCGGCCAAGCCGGTCGCGCAGCAGCCCGCTGCGAAGAAGCCTGCCACCAAGGGCAAGCCAGCGCCGAAGCCCGCGGCGGCCAAGGCGACTCGGACGTCGGCACCGCGCGCGAAGCGCGCCCCGGCTCCCGCCCGTGTGCCGATCGCTGCCGCGAAGGCCAGCGCATAGCGACTCTCCGCGCCCACGTCGCCGACAGCGGCCCCTTCGCGGGGGCTGCTACCGTTGTGTCCGCCTCGCGCGCCCAGCCGCCACACGTCGCGCCTCGTGGCGAGATCGCGGGGCACTGCGATGGGTGAACGCGGGCCGCTTCCGAAGCCGAACGCACGCCGCCGCAACGCCCGCGAGGTCACGGGCCGGGTCACGGTGGCGCACCCGACGAAGCCCCGCTCGCTCTCCGGCGAGGCGGCGGCCGAGTGGAACCGGATCGTCCCCGAGCTGGAGCGCTCCGGCATCCTCAGCACCATCGACCGCGCACTGCTCGTCCGCTATTGCACGGCGTGGGCGGACTGGGTCGAACTCGACCGGCTGCTCGCGCAGGGCGGCAAGATCGTGCGCGGGCAGAAAGGCAATCTCGTCCGCAGCCCCGCGTGGCTCATGCGACGCGACGCCGAACAGACCCTCGCCGAACTCGGCCGCCAACTCGGGCTGACGCCGATCGCGCGACTGCGCGCCGGGATCACGCATGAGCCCGCGCCGCGCGCGACGGACGAGCCCGGCGACCACCGTGTCACAGACTTCGAAGCAGAGCGTCGGCGGAGGTTGCTGGCCGATGCCCGTTGAGTCGATCCGCGCCGCCGACCACCTCCGGTCGCGTTCGATTGGCTGGCTCGCCGCGAGCTGGCTGGAGCACTTCTGCGTCCACGGCCCCGGCGACATCCAGGGGCGCGCGTTGAGCATCGCCGCACCCGACGGCATCCCGCTCTCCGACGAGCTGACGATGCTGCTCGTCGACTCCTACGCGATCGACGAGGACGGGCGGCGGCTCTACGACTCGGTGTTCTTCTCGCGGCCCAAGGGCGCCGACAAGTCGGGACAGGCGGCGCGCATCGCGCTGTTCGAGGCGTTCGGGCCGTGCCGCTTCGGTGGCTGGGCCGCGGGCGGCGAAGTCTTCGAGTGGATGGACTTCCGGTACAGCTACGAACCCGGCGAGCCGATGGGCCGCGCGGTGACCTATCCGTTCCTGCGCTGCATGGCCACCGAGGAAGGCCAGACGGGGAACGTCTACGACGCCATCTACTTCAACCTGAACGAAGGACCGCTGTCGGAAGCGTTCACGCGCAAGGACGACGTGGGGCTGACGCGCATCTACCTCCCCGGCGGCGGGGAGATCCGTCCCTCGACCGCGAGCTCTGCGTCGAAGGACGGCGGCAAAGAGACGTGGACGAACTTCGACGAGACCCATCTGTACCTGCTGCCGGAACTGAAGCGGATGTACGCCACAGTGCGTCGCAACATGGCGAAGCGCGCCGACGCCGAGCCGTGGTCGTTCGAGTCATCGACGATGTACGAGCCCGGACGCGGCTCGGTGGCCGAGGAGTCGCACGCCTTCGCCCAGCGCATCCGCGAGGGCAAGGTCCGCCGGCCACGCATGCTGTTCGACCACCGCGAGGCGCCCGCCGACGTCGACCTGCGTGACGAAGCCTCGCTGCGTGCGGGTCTGCACGAGGCTTATGGCGACGCTGCCGCGTATGCGGACTTCGACCGCATGGTGTCGGAGATCTGGGATACCCGAAACGACGAGACGAACTCGCGTCGTTACTTCCTGAACCAGGCGACGGCCGCGATCGACGCCTGGCTCGCGCCGCACGAATGGGATAGCTGTGCGCGTCCCGATCACGTCGTGCCCGACGGTGCGGCGATCACACTCGGCTTCGACGGCGCGAAGTCCGGCGACCATAGCGCGCTGATCGGCTGCGAAGTCGAGACCGGGCACCTGTTCACGCTCGGCGTGTGGGACCCCGAGGACTACGACGGCGAGGCGCCGCGCGCGGCGATCCACGGTGCGGTGGAGCACGCCTTCGGACGCTTCGACGTCGTCGGCTTCTACGCGGATCGTCACCCCTGGCAGTCCTACATCGACGCCTGGGCCGACGCCTACGGCGACCGGCTCGCGGTACAGGCATCCAGCAAGCACGCGATCGAGTGGGACATGGCTGGACGCCGCACCGAGGATGACTCCGAGGGCGTAGGCGGCTCTCGGCCGATCACGCGCGCGGTCGAGGCGTTTCACGAGGCCGTGATCGAGGGCGCGCTCACGCACGACGGCGACACGCGCCTCGCGCGGCACGTCTACAACGCGCGCCGCCGTCCGAACGCATGGGGGATCACGATCGGCAAGGACGCCCGGGTCTCACCACGCAAGATCGATGCGCTCGCCGCGGCTGTGCTCGCGCGCCTCTGCCGCCAGGACTACATCGCGCTCCCCGATGGCAAGAAGCGACGCAAGAAGACCGGCCGCGCCGTCTTCGTCTAGGAGGTGTCTCGATGGCGCTGAGTCAGTCTGCGGCGCTGGAACAAGCGAAGATGATGATCCGCTGGCGTGCCGCCGAGAAGGAGCAGCTCGACAAGATCCATGCCTACCGCAGCGGCACGCAGGCACTGCCGGTGATCCCGTCCGGCGTTCCCGCCGAGGTGCGGCGCCTGACGCAGATGTCGCGGGTGAACATCCTCGACCTCGTCATCTCTGCGGTCGCCCAGTCGCTCTATGTCGACGGATACCGGCCGGAGCGTGAGTCCACCAATGCGCCCGCGTGGGACATCTGGCAGGCGAACAAGATGGATGCGCGACAGACCGCCGTCCACCGCGGCGCGCTCTCTTACGGCGTCTCGTACGTGACCGTGCTTCCCGGCGACAGCGCCCCCGTCATCCGCGGCTATTCGCCGCGCCGGATGACTGTCGTCTATGGCGAAGATGACGACTGGCCGATGTTCGCGCTGCGCGCCGAGCCGTCGGGTGGCGAGTGGCTCTACCGGCTCTATGACGACGAGGCGGTCTACTTCCTCAGTGGCGGGGAGGACTCGGGGGGCGGGCTCACCTTCGTCGAGACGCGCGAACACGACCTCGGCGTCTGTCCCGTGGTGCGGTTCCTGAACCGCATGGAGCTCGACGGGGAGATCGTCAGCGAAGTCGAACCGCTGATGCCGATCCAGGATCAGATCGACCTCACGACGTTCGAGCTCCTGGTCGCGCAACACTTCGGCGCGTTCAGGCAGCGGTACATCCTCGGCTGGACGGCCGACACCGAGGAGCAGCAGATCAAGGCGTCCGCGTCCAGGCTGTGGACGTTCGAGGACTCGCCCGGGGACATCTCGGTCGGTGAGTTCGCGCAGACCGATCTCAAGGGCTACCTCGACTCGCGAGAGTCATCGCTGCGCCATGCTGCGACGATCTCGCAGACGCCCGCCCACGAACTCATCGGGCAGATGATCAACTTGTCTGCCGAAGCGCTGGTCGCGGCCGAGGCATCGCAGCGGCGGAAGATCGCCGAGCGTGAGATGTCGTTCGGAGAGAGCTGGGAGCAGACGCTCGCGCTCGCCGGTCGCATGCAGGGCGTTGAAGTGAGCGACAGCGCGCAGGTACGTTGGCGCGACACGGAGTCGCGAGCACTGGCGGCCACGGTCGACGCCCTCGGCAAGATGGCGGCGATGCTCGGTGTCCCGGTGCAGGAGCTGTGGGAGAAGATCCCCGGCGTCACCCAGCAGGACGTCGAGCGCTGGAAGGCGGCGGTGGCGGCAGGCGACCCGATCGCCAGCCTCGAGGCATTGCTCAGCCGCCAGGGGAACGCGGCGTAGATGGCCGCGACGTTCGCCGGGGCGCGGCTCACTGCGCAACACCGCGAGGCACAGCTCGCGTTGCGCGCGGTCACGCTACGACAGGTGCTCCGGGTCTGGCCCGCGTTCGACCCAGAGCACATCGCCACGTCATGGCCTCCGGTCGAGACCGCGTTCATGTCGGTCATCGGCCAGCGCCGTAAGGACTCAGCCGCGATCGCCGCAGGGTACTTCGAGGCCTTCCGAACAGCGGAACGCATCGGAGGAACAGCCGCGCCGGTGCTGAGCGCGTTCGACGTTGCCGCGACGGCGCGCGCCGAGACATCGTTGCAGGTCACCGGCTACGTCACGACGGAACGGCTGACTGCGCTGCGGCGTCCTGACCCGGCGCGCACCGCGCTCGTGCGCGTATCCGGTGCGGTAGCGCGGCACGTCCTCGATGGCGGCCGGGAGACACTCCTCGCGTCGGTGCGCGCCGACCGGCGTGCGCTCGGCTGGGCGCGGGCGACCTCGGGCGATCCGTGCTCGTTCTGCGCGATGCTCGCGTCCCATGGGCCGGTCTACGGCGAGCGAAGCGGCGACTTCCAGTCACACGATCACTGCGCATGCGGTCTGGAGCCCGTCTACCACCGTGACCAGGAATGGCCTGCGGGGAGTCGCAACTATCAAGATTTGTGGCGCGAGGCGACCGCCGGAATGGGGGGAGCAGAGGCGCGGAACGCGTTCCGCGCGGCGCTCGCCGCTGGCTGAGGCCGCCGCATCAGCCGTCGCCCGGGCTCCGACGATGTCTAGGAGGTTCCGGATGCCGGTGCCGTAGTTGCTCCGTGCGGAACGGTCGCAGCAGCTACGGGCTGCTCCCATGCCTTCCGCAACTGGTGATCCATCTCTTCCTCTAGCAACTCCCACATCGTTACTGACTCAGTCACTCGAAGGTCGCTGAGACTCAGGAATTCCATAGGGTCGGGGTGCTCTGCGCTCGTGTCGCGGTGGATCAGAACCAGTGACATTTCCCCGCCTATCTCGATGTTGTTGCCGGACACCTTCGTGACGACCCGCGCAGCAAGTGCTTGGAGCGTCACGACGGGGTGCTCCGCCACGTCGAAGTACGAGTAGGCGTCGAGATAGATGCGAGCGGAGGTGGCTCCGGAGCCCTGTGCTAGGTAGTGCGGGGCGTCAGGCCCGGCGTAGTTACATCGCCAATCAACGGCCCACGCAAAAGCGCCATCCGATGCAATTCCTGCAATAACGAGAATCGAAGTCTCAAACTGGCTATCCAAGCTGACACCTTCGACGAACACCGCATCGGTCAGGAAGCCGCGAGTCCAACTTGCGATGACTTCGCGGATCAGAGCCAACCATTCGGCCTTCGTGCGTCCCGTTGTGGGTTCACTGGCGAGGGCGGAACCCTGCAACGCCTCGATCATCCCGCGCGCCTTGTTGACTTCATTCACGAGTCCGACGGCACAGCGATCTCCGAGGCGGGCCAACTTTTCGCCGGGGAGCTGCTGAGAGCCCGGAGCGCCGGAGCCGTACGTCAGGAGTCCATCGGCTGCGAGTGCAACACCCGCCTCGTTCCAGACGGCGAGAACGAGAGTCAACTAGCGTGCCGCCCGGTGGACGCTCTGGGACGCGGAGTCGGGGTAGCGGCTGTAGACGTACTCCAGCAGCCCATTGAAGCCCTTGGTGGTAACGATTCGATAGGCGTGCCGAAGGCGCGCGACCTCATCCGTCGTGAGACGCTCAACTGCCGCTCGCGACTCCGCCTCGCCCTCCGCTGTCAGGCGCCACGTCTTGAAACTACGCCCAGGCGCCTGCCGTGATTCGACAAAACCAAGCAGTTCTAGCGTTTCCAGTTCGCCGTAAATCGACGGAGTAAACGGACCGTACGAGTACGGCACGAAGACGAATGCAGGGTCCTCAAGGGGACGAATCGTGTCGGTGTCTACCTCGTTCTGCGCGAGGTAGAGGCCCTTCATCACCCTGATGGGGTCGAGCCGTTCGATAGGGGGATCGGAGCCGTCACCCGCAAGGAGGGTGAGTAGCCAGTCGGTTCGTCGTGGCACGTTGACCTCCGGGCTCCCGGCGCATGCCGAGGGCTGCTACACTAAAGCAGCCTTGAGAGCATCCGCAACGCGCCAACGTCGCAGCTGCAAGACCCGGTCCTCACAACCCGACAGGCCGCGTTAGCGGTCTGTTCCGATCTTACCGCCCTTCTCCCCAAAACGCGGGTTCGATCTCCAACTCGTAGATGCTCTGAATCAGCACAACGATGTTGTGTTCAGTTCACCGAGGTGCTCGGGGCTCCAGAAGTCTGACGCGGTTCCCGCCTGCAACCGAGGCCGATGACGACTCGCCTGCTGACAACTCCCCCTGTAACCGCCTTCCCCGTCCTGCCTACGATCTCCACATGCCCGACGACGAACAGACTCCACAAGAGGACGACCTCGGCGACGACCAGCCCGACAAGGACTGGCGGGCCGAGGCGGACAAGTGGAAGCGTCTGTCGCGCGAGAACGAAGCGAAGGCTAAGGCGAACGCCGCGGCCGCGAAGCGGCTCGCTGAGATCGAGGAATCGCAGAAGAGCGAGCAACAGAAGCTCGCTGATGCGCAGAAGGCCTTCGAGGAGCGTGCGCTGAAGGCTGAACGCGAGGCAGCTCGACTGCGCGTCGGGATGAAGAAGGGCTTGACCGAGGCCCAGGTGAGACGACTGGTGGGCGACACCGACGAGGAGCTGGAGGCTGATGCCGACGAGCTGCTCGCGACCTTCGCACCGCCGGAAGGTGAGGCCGACACGGACTTGCCTCGCCGTCCGCGAGAACGACTGCGACCCGGAGCGCGGCCCGAGGCGGAGCCTGAGCCGAGCGTGAAGGAGATCGTCGCGTCGATCCCGAGGGGCGGCTTCTGACCTAACGCTGGCCCGCAACGGGTCAGCCTGCTCGCACATACCGACGCCGAAACGGGGTCGGAGACCCGCACAGAGAAGCCGAAACGGCATCTCGCGCGGACCACTCTGAACATCCGCGGAGGCGTCTTTCAATGCCCAATGTGTTCCTCACGTCAGAAACGATCGCGAGCACGGGTCTCGAACTCCTGCGTCGCGAGCTCGTGCTCCCGCGCCTGGTATCTCGCCTCGGACTGGCAGACTTCCGGGGCGCGATGGATGACACGGTCAACGTCCGTGTCCCGGCGCTGCTGACCGCGCGCGACTACGAGTGGCGGACGCGTACGGCGCCGATCGTGATCGACACGATCACGGAGACCTCCATCCCGGTCGCGCTGGACTCGCACATCTACTCGGCGGTCGGACTGACCGACGAGGAGCTCACCCTCGACATCACCGATTTCGCGGTGCAGGTGTTGAACCCGCAGCTGCTTGCGGTGGCGGAGGGCCTTGAGAACCTCGTCGCCGATGTGATCGTGGCCGCCCCGTACGACCCCGCACTGACGGTCGCCTACGTCGAAGACGCGGACAGCGCGGGCGCTCCCTTCCACCGCGCGCTCGTCGACGCTCGCAAGGTGCTCAACGACGCGAAGGTACCGATGGCCGGTCGCGTGGTCGTCGTCGGCTCCGCAGTGGAAGCGGCCGCCCTCAAGGAGGAAGGCTTCCGCAGGGTCAACGAGTCCGGCAGCGAGAGCGCGCTGCGGGACGCACTGCTGGGCAACGTCGCCGGGTTCACCGTCGTCGCCAGCCAGGCAGTCGCCCCCGACTTCGCCGTCGCGTTCCACCGGTCGGCGTTCGTGCTCGGCAACGTCGCACCCGAGGTCCCGGCCGGCGTGACGTTTGGCTCCTCGCAGGTGTTCGACGGACTGGCGATGCGCTGGATTCGGGACTACGACCCGAACTACCTGCGTGACCGCTCGGTGGTCTCGTCGTTCGCCGGTGCGGCGTCTGTGGACGACGGCCCCCTCGTGGACATCGACGGTGCCGGACCGAACCCGGCCGTGGCGACCAACCGTCGGGCGGTGCTGATCGACTTCACGGCAGCGGCCTAATGCTGCCGCTCGCGACCGTGGAACAGCTGGGCGCCCGGCTCGGCATCACTCCCACCGGGGGCGATGCCGAGCGGGCGCTCGCCGCGCTGGAGGATGCCTCGGCGCTCATCCGCAGCGAGGCGGCCGTCGATTGGATCGACGTAGACAGCGACGAGCTCAGCGACGTGCCGACCGTCATCGAAGCGATCACGCTCGCCGTCGCCTATCGAGCGTTCCAGAACCCCACCGGCGCGTCGCAGACCAGCCTCGGCGACGCCTCCGTGTCCTACGCCCGCGAAGGGAGTGGGGGCGCGGTCTATCTCACGCGCGACGAGCGCAAGGCCGTCCGCAAGGCCGCAGGGATCTCGTCGGTGGGGAGTATCGCGCTCGCGTCGCCGTGGATGGCTGAGGCGGCGAATTACTACTACGCCGAGGTCGAAGGCGGCGGCGATCCGATTCCGCTCGGCCCGTTTCCCTGGGAGCTGTGATGAGCAGCCGCGAACACCTCACGGTCGAAGAACTGCGGGCGCTGGCAACTGAACGCGGCATCGTTCTCCCGTCCGAAGCGCGCAAGGCGGAGATCATCGCCACGCTCGAGGCGGAAGTCCCAGACAAGGTCATCGCAGAGCGCAGCGCCGTCCGCGTCCGTATCGACCGCGACGGCTATGCCGACGTGCGGGGTGAGCGAGTCCGCGTCGGCCGCACCCTCGCCGGTGCCGAGGTGCTGTTCCCGTGAGCATCCCGCTCGCCACCACACAGATCAGCGTGCTGCGCGTCGCCGCCGACCCCGCACGCGACCCGTACGACGCGAAGCCCGCTGCCGCCGTGATCGCCTCCGGCATCCGTGCCCACATCTCCACGCCGAATGGTCGTGAGCAGACCGCAGGCGGCTCACAGGAAGTCGTCGAGTTCCGGCTGGCCTGCGACCCCGTCGACCTCAGCCACACCGACCAGGTGCAGGACGAGCAGACCGATGCGCTCTACGAGGTGACGTGGGCACGCCTGCGCCAGGGACTCGGTCTCGATCACGTCGAGGCTGGCCTGAAGCAAGTAGCGGGGGTGGCGCGATGAGGCTCCAACTCCACAGCGACGCCGGCGAACGTGTCCTCCAAGAACAGGCTCCGGAGATCGCTGCGGCGCTGCAGGAGCACGCGACTCGCATCGCGGGCCGCATCCGCCCGCCCGCCAGCGCCGACCTCACGACGTTCGCGTTCGCGGGCGTCGGACCGCGCGGACCCTACGCGCAAGCGGGGATGCGTGGCCCGGGTGCGATCGCGATCGAGTTCGGCACGCGCACGAGCCCGCCGCAGGCTTCAGTGCGCCGCGCGTTGGGAGGCGCGTGATGGTCGCCGAGCCGCGCACATGGGTGGACGTCGAGAGCGCGGTGCGGGCGTGGGCGCGCGAGGCGCTGCCGGACCTCGAGGGCCGCGTCTTCTTCGGTGCCAACAACGACGCCGCGATGCCGCAGGTCGTGCTGTCCCGGATCACCGGGCCGGACGACCGCTGCCTGATCCAGTTCGAGGTGTGGGCGGACACCAAGGCCGCAGCCGCGCAACTGGCCGCCGCTCTCGCAACGGCACTGGATGCGCTGGGTCGGTACACGCACGACGCAACGCTCCTGCACGGAGCGCGCGTCGAAGGCGTGCGCTGGCTACCCGACGAAGAGAGCGACACGCCGCGATACGTCGTAGAGGCCACCTTCACCACGAGCGCGACGAGCTGACAGATGAGCAGCCGCCCGCCGTGGCGGCAGATAGGAGCTGGCGATGCCGAACGGAGATCCGCTGGCGGTGCGCGTCGGGCCGGGATGGCTCTACATCGCGCCGCTGGAGAGCACCGAACCCGCCGACCTGACAGCCGCCTGGGCCGTCGCGTGGACGCCGCTCGGCTACACCGACGAGGGTTCGAACTTCGTGTTCGAGAGCAGCTTCGAGGACGTAGTCGTTGCGGAGGAGCTCAATCCGATCGCGATCGTGCAGACCTCGCGCACGGCGACCGTGAACTTCGCGCTCGCGGAGGTGACCGCCGCGAACATGCAGCGCGCCTTCAACGGTGGCGACATCGTCACCGCGGCGGGCGTCGTGACCTTCGAGCCGCCCGACTCCAGCGAAGTGCCTACGCCGGTGATGCTCGGTTGGGAGTCCGTGGACGGCCTCGAACGCTGGGTGTTCCGACGGGCCATTCAGGTCGGGACGGTGGACATCGCCCGCAAGCGGGCGCCGGACAAGGCGACCCTTCCGATGAGCTTCCGCTGCACCAAGCCCGCGGACGCGGCCACCTTCAAGTTCATGCACGCGGAGGACTACGCCTGATGACGCACGCACTGACGGTGCGCGGCGAGCACTTCGCCGCCCAGGAGACGCTCCCCGCGTGGGCGCTGATGAAGCTCGCCAAGAGCCAGGGCTCGGGCGACGCGATGCAGCAGGTCGCCGGGGTGCACGACTTCCTCATGGCCGTGCTCGCGGTGACCGAGCGGGAGCGCTTCGAACGGTTCATGGAGCAGCACGCCGACGTGACGTTCGAGGAACTGGAGACGGCGGTGGGAGCGCTGATGCAGGCGTACACCGCGCGCCCTACCGAGCGGCCCTCGCCCTCGCCTGCTGGGCCGACGCCCAGTGGTGGGCCGTCGAGGGTCGTCTCGCTCTCGCGGGGCACGGTGCGGGAGGTACCGGCGTCATCGACGGCTGGAGTGCCAGTCGGCTCCTGAACGTCGTCTACCTGCTGGTGACCGAGCACATGACCGAACGACAGCGCGCGGCCCTCGATGAAGAACTTGCCGGTGGCGGCCGCGAGCGCCGCGCGCGCATCGCCGCGCGGGTCGGTGGTGACGTACGGAGCGCTAGCCGATGACAGCGATCGGCGACGCCTTCGTCACTTTGCGCCCGGACGCCTCGAAGTTCGCGGACGAGACCGGCGGCTTCTTCAAGTCGAATGCCGCGAAGTTCGCGCTCGTCGGGGCCGGGATCGGGGTAGCGATCGCGGGCGGGTTCGCGGCGCTCCAGCTCGCCGAGACGTTCGACGCCGCCTTCGACACGATCCGGCTCGGCACCGGCAAGACCGGTGAGGCGCTGAAGGGCCTGCAGGCCGACTTCAAGGGCGTGCTGAAGGACGTCCCCACCGACGCCGCCACGGCGTCCACGGCGATCGCCGACCTGAACACGAGGCTCGGGCTCACCGGGGACGTGCTGCAGGAACGATCGAAGCAGTTCATCAACCTCTCGCGCATCACCGGCACCGACCTCAAGGGAAACATCGCGGACATGACCCGCGTGTTCGGGGACTGGAGCGTCGCCAGCGACCAGCAGGCCGGCACGCTGGACATGATCTTCCGCGCCTCGCAGACCTCCGGGATCGGCATCAACGCGCTGTCGCAGAAGGTCGTGCAGTTCGGGGCGCCGCTGCGGCAGATGGGATTCGGGCTCGACGAGTCGATCGCCCTGATGTCGAAGTGGGAGAAGGAAGGCGTCAACAGCGAGCTGGTACTCGGCTCCTTCCGCATCGCGATGGGCAACTTCGCGCGCGACAACATCCCGATGCGCCAGGGCCTCGACGAGACGATCGCGAAGATCACCGCGATGGGGCCGGGCGCGACCTCGACCTCACTCGCGATGGAGGTGTTCGGCGCGCGCGCCGGTCCGGACATGGCCGCGGCGATCCTCGAGGGCCGCTTCGCGATCGATGAGTACCTCACGGCGATCGGCGGCGGCAGCGACACCATCGACCAGGCGGCGGCGGACACCGACGACTGGCGCGAGAAGCTCACGGTCCTGAAGAACCAGGCGCTGGTCGGACTGGAGCCGGTGCTCTCGGGCATCTTCAACGGTGTCGGCGCGCTCGCCGACGTGATTGCGACCCGGCTCGTGCCGTGGGTGCAGGAGCACCTCGTCCCGGTCGTTCGCGACCAGCTGATCCCGGCGTTCCAGCAGTTCGTGGCGATGGTCGTGCCGCAACTGCAGCGGTTCGCCGACTTCGCTGGAGAGCAGTTCGCGCGGTTCCAGGTCTACTACGAGAAGAGCATCCGGCCGGCAATCGAGAACATCCAGCGGCTCGTGGTTTGGGTCGTCGGCGAGATCGAGGAGCGCTGGCCGCAGATCGAGCGCGTCATCGGCCCCGTCCTGGAGCAGGTGCAGAACGTCGTGCAGACCACATTCCGCATCGTCACCGGCGTGCTCGACGCCGTGATCAAATTGATCGGCGGCGACTTCTCCGGCGCATGGAACGCGATGCAGGACGTGGCACTCGCGGCGATGGACGGCGTGCAAGCGTCGCTCATGAACGGCCTCAACCTCATCAAGGGGCTGCTCGGGTTGTTCTTCGACCTCGGCAAAGACCTCGTGCAGGGGTTCATCAACGGCATCCGGTCGATGGCCGGAGCCCTGATCGCGGCAATCGCCTCCACCATCACTAACCGCCTGCCCGGCTTCGTGAAGGACGCGCTCGGCATCGGGTCGCCTTCGCGCGTGTTCGCCGCGCTAGGCGAGGACACGATGGCGGGCTTCGGCGTCGGCCTGCGCCGCGGCTATGGCGATGTGGAGCGGCTGCTCGGCGGGATGACGGCGCGCCTTCCCGCGCTCGCCGCGCCGACGCTCGCCGCAGTCACCGCGAGCCCGCTGGCGGCTGTGGCCGCGCCGTCACCCCAGGTGAAGGTACACCTCGTGATCGACCCGGCGATGGCATGGCTGCGCGACTTCGTCCGCGTCGAGGTGCGCGCCGAAAACGACTGGCAGCAGACGAGCGGGGCGCGACTCGCGGGAGGGGTGTGACGTGGCGGAGACCGGGAACACTGATGCAGCGACGACGGCGCTAGCACGCATGAAGGGCATCGTTCTCTCCTGCTACGCGGGCGAGGAGATCGATGCGCTCGATGCCGCGTCAGCGGAAGGGTTCTCGGCGCGCTGGACGCTCACCGCTTCCTCCGGCCTCGACGCCGACCAGGGAAACTTCACCGACGCCTGCACGGTCGTTGTGCGCGCGTGCTCCGAGCCCGAGGCGCTGCGGAAGGCACGCGCACTCGTCCTGCGCCACTGGTATCGCGTGCAGCAGGTGGAGGAGGCCCCCGATGCCTGACCTCTACGCGCGGGAGGTCGCGCGCTACGTCCACGACCGCAGTCGCTTCGAGCTCGTTGAGGTGGATGTCTACCAGCGCGGCGCGGGCCGCGAGGAGGATGACCTCTGCCATCTGCGCGGGTTACGCGTGGTCGTGCCGAGCGGCGCGCAGCCCCCGATCGTTGACGCGGTCATCGGCGCCGCGCTGTTGCAGCTTCAGCAGCAGGCCGGCGGCGAGGCGGTCGCACTCGTTGACCAGGGCCATCGCACTCGCCCACCGGTCTTCAGGCGCAACCGCGCGGTGGGCGCACAGCCCCTAGAGCCCACCGCGATCGCCGAGGCAGCGGCGCACTACGGATTGGTGACCACGCTCCGGGCGCTCGAGGCTCGCGCTGCGCAAGCGGAGCAGCAGCTCGTCGCGCTCCGCGCCGACGAGCCGGTTAGCGTTTCCCCCGCGGCGAGCGCGGAGGCGTAGGCGTGCCCGTCCCAGCCGGGATCATTTCGGCGTTCGTGAAGGAGGCCCACGACACGGGCCTCGTCAGCCCGACCGTAGGCGCGAACTTCGCCGCGATCGGTACGAACCCGTGGACGAACCCCGGCAATATTCTGTCGTCGAACGATGTCTACGCGACGGTAGCGACCGCCGGGCTCGCGCAGGGCCTGCGTGCAAGCGGCTTCGGCCTGACGCTCCCCCCGAACGCCGACATCCTGGGCGTCCTCTTCGACATCGAACGCAAGGCGTCGAGCAAGGCCGTCTCGTACATCGGCTCCACGCAAGCGACGAACGCGGTCGTAAACGACGGCTCCGTGACGATCAACGTCCCCGCGACGGCGGCGAACGGCGACCTTCTGATCATGGTGATCGAGACGAACGGCGGCGGCTCGCCCGGCCCCGCGATCCCGACACCGACCGGCTGGACGCGCATGATCGACGTGACCGTGCGCGTGGCCGACTCGCCGACCTCGTACTTCTACCGAGTCGCGAATAGCGAGCCCGCGAGCTACACGATCACGCTGTCGGCGGCTTCGATGGTGATCACGATGACCGCCTACCGGGGCGTCGATACCGCGAACCCGTTTGACGTGGCCGCGACGGCGGGAACGCGGGTGACGAGCGGCACCACGATCACCGCTCCCACGATCACGACGATCAGCGCAAACGCATTGCTCGTGTGCTCGTACCTGATCCGGCAAGGATCGACCTTCTCGACGCCAGCGGGCATGACGGAACGCCTCGACTACACGGGCATCGTGAGTGTGTACGCGCAATCGCTCGACGACGAGTTGCGAGCAGCGCCCGGAGCCACGGGTACGCGCGCTTCGACGACGAGCGCCACGATCGATGCGAACGGCGCGGTTGCCGTCGCGTTCGCACTGCGCCCGGCCGCCGCGCGCGACAACACGATCAAACTCATCGACGACACGGGCTCCGTGATCGGCGCGAACAAATCGGCTGGTGCGATGTGGGACACGGCCGAGGGGTACGTGACCTTCGGCGGATCGTCAGACACGTGGAGCGCCGCGCTCACCGCCGCGATGCTCAACTCGCCGAACTTCGGGATCGCGCTCGCGCCGGACGTTGATACCGGGATCACGGCATCCGTCGATCACGTGCGCGCCCGCGTGTACTACCGCTGGGCGTGGGGGCCGGGTTGGTCGCGCGTCGCATCCCTCGACGGGCGCTACACGAAGGGCACGGCGGCCGGGGTTGACCCCGACGTGACGGGCGGCGCGCTCACGCACGGGCACTCCTCGACGGCGCACGCCCACACGATCGCCGCTCACACGCACGCCTCGAACCCCGCGCTTTCGACGCCGACGAACATCACGACCCAGATCAACGTGGGCGGCACGTCCGACACAGCAGGCACGTCGCACACGCATACCGTCCCGACTTCCGACTCGATCTCCGGGAACACGGCGAGCGTCGCGGCGACGTGGCAAAGCGCGAGCAACGAGCCCGCGTACTACGAAGTGATCTTCATCGCGAGCGACGGCTCGCCTACCGGCATCCCCGTGGGCGGCTGGGGCATGTGGGCTGGGGGATCGCTCCCGACCGGCTGGACGCTCTCCGCCGCCGCACAGAACAGGCACTTCAAGGGCGCACCGGCAGCGGGTAACGGCGGCGGATCGGGCGGGGGCGGCGCGCATCATCACGTCGCCGACGCGCATTCGCACGGGGCGAATCACTCGCACTCCGCGACGTCTGGCGCGTCCGGGTTGCAGACGAACAACGACACGCCGCACGGCAACCTCACGGTCGGCGATCACTCACATAGCGTGACGTTCTCGGGGGGTACCGTTGGGAGCGGAACGTCGGCTGACATGGGCGACGCGACGATCGAGCCGCCGTGGTACAAGCTCGGCCTTATTCGCAATGACAACGCGGCGGCCGGTCTGCCGCTCAATCTGATCTTGTGGAGCCTCGGCATGCTCGGCGCGATCCCGAGCGGCTATGCGTTCTGCGACGGCACGAACGGCACGCCCGATCTGCGCGGGAAGTTCATCAAGGGCGTCGCCGCGCTCGGCGAAGTCGGGAACACGGGCGGCGCGCTCGGCCACGGCCACGCCGCCCCGGCCGCGCACCTGCATACCGGCGCACACACGCACACCTACTCGACGAATCAGCCCGCGACACCGCTCACCGGGCAAGTCCCGCTCACCGGCACGGTTGAGGGGCAGCATGTCCACGGCGGCACGTCGGCGTCGGGCGGCCCGGCCAACACCGGGACGACGGTTCAGGACGTGCAGGACGCGACCGATTCGCAACCACCCTTCCGTACCGTCGCCTTCGTCATGGTGCTCCCGGCGCTCGTGCCGGCGATCACCGCGCCGACGACAACGGTCGCTCTGCCCGCGTTCACGGCGACATGGGACCTGGCCTACAGCCCGGCTGGGGGAACGCCCGTTCAGTCGGATTATCGAGTCCGCATCTACGACGAGACGGGAGTGACGCTGCTCTACGACAGCGGCACGATCGCGAGCGCGACGCAATCGCACACGATCGGTTCGTGGAGCCCAACCAATAACACCGACTACCTGCTCCGCGTCGATGTGACGGACACGACACTGCGGACGGCCTTCGATACGCAGGACTTCACGACTTCATGGACTCCCCCGGCAATCATCTCGGGTGTAATTGTGACACCGTTCGGAGGTGGGCTGTCGCTGCCTGGCCTTCACGTCACGTGGGATGCCTCGGAGCCGAGCGCCGGCGAGACGTTCGTGCAATACAACGTCAAACGTCGTCGTGCGGCGCACACCGATGCCTTCGGCCGGGAGGTCGCGGCGGGGCCGTACGTGCGCATCGCCGCGCTCGCTGACATTGACGCGACGGCGTTCAGCGACCACCACACCGGCTCCGGGATCAGTCACGAGTACGCGGTGACCTGGACGGCGAACGTCTCTGGCGACCTGCTGGAGAGCGACGAGCAAGAGCCGCCCGGCACGGGAGTGGTGAGCTGGCGCGGCGCCTACCTCCACGACCCGGCCGACTCCGACGTCTACACGCAGCTGCTCGTGCGCGAGATCAGCGTCGACCAGCAGCAGGAGCAGTCCGTGCTGCGCGCCCGCGGTCGCCGCGAGGACACGGTGTTTGTGGGGGAGGGCTTCGCACGCCTCTACGAGGTCACGCCGGTGACGGAGCGCATCCAGGAACGCGGCGCGTGGGAGCGGCTACGCGGGATGCTCGACCGCCAATTCACCGGCGCGAGCTACTGCCTGCGCATCGCCTACTCGGGCGACGTAGTGTTCGGCACGCTCGAGGCGCTGCGTGTGCAGGACCGCACGGCGCTCAACGAGCCCGCGTTCCGCTTCCGCGAGACGCACTTCGAAGAGGCCGTCTAGATGGTCACGTCGGGGGAGATCGCGCAGGGATTAAGCGGGCTGCGAGGGACGGTGCCGACGCGGTTCGTCTGGCAGCGGCGGACGCTCGACTACCAGTTCCGCGACTCGCTCAGCGACGCGGGCGCGGTCCTCGCCTCGCGGGCGCCCCGCCTCGAGCTCGACAACGATCGCTCGGTGCTCCGGTCGATCCGCGGGATCGAGCTCCGGGAGTCGGCGCTGGCCGACCTGCCGGGTGGACTGTTCGACCCGACCGCCGACAGCGTCGCGGTGGTCGAGCAGAGGTACATCCTCGGCGCCTGGCGTGACTTCCCACTCGGGCTGTTCCGGCTGGAGCTTGGGGATACGCGCTACGGGACGGACGGCGAGCCGGTGGTCGAGTGCGACGCCGCCGACCTCGGCATGATCCTCACGGAGAGCGGACCCTCCGCGACCTACACCGTCGCGAGCGGCACGGATTACGGCACGGCGACGATCGCGGTGCTGAATGCGCTCGGCCTCGTGCACGACCTCAGCATGGTGGGATTGATGCTCCCGACGGTGCAGAGCTGGCCGCCGTACCCGGAGACGAGCTGGTGGCAGGTGCTGCGCGACTTGGCCGACGGCGTCAACTACCGGACGCCCTGCCCGAACGCACAGGGACGCTTCGTGTGGGCACCCCAGGACGTCGACCCCTCGCTGGCGACCGAGGCCGTCGTGTACTCGGACGCCGACGAGCCGCGGCTGATCGAAGGCGACACCCCGTACCGGCGTCGCCAGCACGCGGGGACGCTGCGCAATCGCGTCGTGGTGCTCATCGACGACCCGCTGCATCCGGACTTCCCGACGCGCGTGGTGCGCGAGAACGCCGACCCGGCGTCGCCGATCTCGACGGCGAACCGTCCCGAGCCTCGGCACGGGTCGCGACCATCGATGAGGTACTCATGCCGCGTCCGCCAGCGGCGTAGCCGCCGGCATCGGCACGCGGTGGCCGCGCAGCGCGCGGCCGAGCGCCGCCTGCAGCGCCTCCGGATCCGGGACGCAGCGCCAGGCGTGGATGCCGGACGCTTCGAGCGGCCGGACCTCGCCGCTCGTCAGGCCGCGTTCCCACAGCCAGGCGCCCCACGACGCGTGCAGCGGCAGGTCGATCCGCCGGCTAAGGAAGCGGTAGTACAGCTCGGGGGCCTCTGCCTCCGAGCGCGCGAGCAGCAGGAAGTCCTGCCGCTCGGTCGCGTAGAGCGCCGCGTCGGGGACGAGCAGCGCGTGCATCGCGCCGGTGACCGGCAGCCGCGTCGCGTGGAAGTGCGAGGCGGCGCGGACGTCGGGCGCGAGCGTGTAGAGCCGGCCGCCGGTCAGCGCGTCGTCGCTGATCACCGCGGGCTCGCCCTTCAGCAGCCGCGCCCACAGGGCGCGCAGCGACTGCTGGTTGCCGAGCAACGAGACGAACCACAGCTCGCGTTCGTCCGCCGCGTAGGCATCGACTGCCGCCACGAATCCCGCACAGCGGATGTGTCGCGTGCTCATGCTCATTCCTCCATGAGACTGGCGATGCCGTCGAGGTCGTCGCCGAGCAGGTCGTGGAGCAGCGCCGACTTCGCGGCGGTGTCGCCGTCGATCGGACGGTTGTGACGCGAGCCGAAGAGCGCGCAGCCCTCGATGCGGAAACGGCGGCGCGCCGTGTCGAAGTCGGTGTCGGGAACATCGTGCAGCGCGTCGAGCGCCCACGGTTCACCGCAGATCGGGCAGTAGAGGTCCATCGGTCTCTCCTTCAGATGTGCACGGGGATGCGCAGGCCCGCCCGGATCAAGGGCAGCTCTGGCGTGATCGCGACAGCGTGTGTCAGAGGGTGCGGGGGCGGCCAAGACGAGCTCATGCCGCCCGTCGTTCGTCGACCGTCGCGTCGTCGTCGAGGCAGCCTTCCTCGACGAGGTAGCGTGCGACGGCTTCAGCAACGAGGTGGGTCATCGGACGGCCGCGTGCGCGGCCGAGCCGGTAGAGCACCGGGATGAAGCGCTCGGGGACCTTCGGGCTATACACGGCGCACCTCGCCGTGCTCGTCGAGGACGCCGACCTCGGACTCGCCGACGCCGGTGCAGTCCTGCCAGCGGCCGCTCGCCAGCGCCGCCTGGATCGCGGCGTCGAGCCATGCGTCCCACGACGCGCCGTGCTCGTCGACGTCGTCGGGAATGCGGATGTCGAGCGTGCCCTCGATGTGCAGCCGCAGCACCCGCTCTCCCACCGCGGGCGCCGGTGTCGCCGCAGCCGTCCGTTCCATGGCGTCGTGGAGATCGCGCCACACGGGCGCGTCCCAGCCGCCCATCGTTGCCTCCCATGCCAGCAACCGCCGGCAGATCGCCAGCAGCTCAAACCGTTCCGTCGTCATCACTTGCTCGTTTCGTGGTCTCGTCGATTGGCTCGGGATCGCGCCCGAGGATGTGGTCGGCCGCGTGCTGGGCCTGCGCCGCGGCGACGACGGCGAGCCGCCGGTCGTCGCGCAGCGCGCGGAGCCACGACGCGATGTACGCCGCGGACTGGTCGAGGCCGGACGGGTCGATGCCCGCCGCGTAACCGAGGAACGCCGCCGCAAACTCCGCGACGAGCTCCTCGCGTGAGTAGGTCTCGGAGCCGAAGCGCGCGGCGGTCTGGTAGCCCTCGCGGTTGAGGCGGCGCGGGTGCCCCGTCGAATGTGCGAGCTCGTGGAAGAGCGTCGCGTAGTAGCCGTGCGCGTCCCCGAACGCCTCGCGCGGCGGCAGATGGACTTCGTCCCGAGAGGGGACGTAGTACGCGGCGTCGGCGTCGTAGAACACGGGCGGTCCGCCCGCATACCTGGCGGCGATCGCCTCGGCCCCGACCGGCGCGTCCTGACCTGCCTCCGCGTCGGGCGACGGCAACGCGAGATCGTCGCACTGCGCGACGTTGAAGACGCTGAAGAGCCGGAGCAGCGGGTAGCGTTCAGCGGCGTCGCCGCTCTCCGTGCCCGTGCGCTCGGTGCCGGCGCGTTCGATCCACTTCCAGAGCACGACCTGCGTGCCCTGTTCGCCGCGGCGGACGTGGCCGTGCGCGGCCTGCGCCTGCCGGTAGGTGAGCCAGCGCGGGTCGGCGAAGCCGCCTTCGCGCGCGGTCAGCCCGAGCAGCAACAGGTTGATGCCGCGATACGGATGCCCCGAGATCGCGTTGCGCAGGCCGCGTGACCGCCACGGTCGACGCCACGGCACCGTGCCCCGGTCGAGCGCCGCAATGATGCGGTCGGTAATCACAGCGTACGTATCACGCCGCGTGGCGACGGTGGTGCTACGCGGCATTGAGGTCCTCCGGCGTGGGGAGCGGCATGTCGCGTTCGTAGAGCGTGAGCCGGATCGCGCGGCCCGGCATGTCGGAGCGGACCGCCTGGACCGCGCAGGCGCGGAACCCGGGGATCGCGCTGACGGCCAGCGGGATCAGGGCGACGCGGTAGCAGCCGGAGCGTGTCTGGATGGTCTGCACTCCGGCGCCGAGGGTTGAACGAAGCACGGCTATGCAGCCTGTGTCTGTTCGTTGCGACGATGGAGGCCCCGCGTGAGCGCCTGCACCGCGTGGAGTAGCGGCTGTCCCCCGAGTTCTTCGAGCGGAAGGCCGTAGCGTTGCGCGACCCAGTCGCGCGTGCGTGCCTCGTCCGAGCCGGCGCTTGCGGCGATCGTCAACACGCGTTGCCGGAGCTCTTCCACCGGCATCGGCTCCGGTAGCTCGCTCGCGTCGTCGAGGCCGGCCGACAGCCGGTTCCCGAACTGGTCGCCGAGATGCCGCAGCGCGCGCTTGAGCGCGTCCGTGACCGCCGTCTTGTAGGCCGTCGCATGACCCTCCGGCGTGGATTCGCCGACGGTGCCGACACCCACATCGCTGTGCGGGAGACAACCGTCGACCGTCACGCGAACCGTGGCGGTGTAGATGCCGCCCGCTGGCGTACGCGCGCGACCGCCGCCGGGAAGAACGCGATATGCGACCTCGCCGACGACCTCCGCGCCCCAGCGGTCCATGCCGAAGATCGCGTTCGCCTGTTCGATCGCGCGCCAGCCCTCGAGGTAGCGCACGACGTCGCCATCGTCCGTGGTGCGCTCGGCGATCAACAGGTCGTCGAGCGGTAGTCGCAGGCGGCGCTTCGCCTCACGACTCAGGCTGCTCGGGCGCGCGGGTCGGGGATCGTTAGGCTCGACCATGATTCCTCCATTCGCAGGCGGTACTCGCGGAGTGAGCGGACGAACAGGGCGCGTCCCTCGCGCCGGCGTCCCAGCTCGTTGAGGTCGTGGATCCCGTGCGGGAGCGCCACGATGGTCGCCCGCAGTCCGAGATCGGCCGCGAGCGCGACGGCGGCACGACGGCCGGGGCCATCGGCATCGAGCGCGACGTAGACGCCGCGAAAGCCACGCAGGGCGAGCAAGGCGTCACGCGAGGCGTGCGTCCCGAGCAGCGCGACCGCCGGGAGACCCCAGCACCGCGCCGTGAGCCAATCGAATGGCCCCTCCACGACGATCACTGCCTGTTCGCCGCGCAAGCGCGCCGTACTCAGGCCGAGCAACGGCGACGGCACACGCAGATTGAGGTAGCGCGGCCCGCTCTCCCCCAACGCCCGTCCGGTCAGCCAGCGCGCGCGCCCGCCAGCGTCGAGATCGGGGACGATCACCCGGCCGGCGAATGGCTCCCGGTCGCCCGCGAGCAAGCCGAGCCGCTGCGCGACGTCGAGGCTCATACGGCGTTCCGTGAGGCGCCGCGCGAGCCCGCCGGCTGCATAGCCCAGCCGTAGTCGTTGTGCGGTCGTCAGGTCGACCCCGCGCTCCAGCAGGTAGGCCCGCACGTCGGCGTAGCGTATGAGCGCGTTCGCGTAGTGCTCGACGGTCGCTTCGATGATCGCGAGTTCGTCGGGCGACACACCTGGCGTCGTTGATCGCGACGGAAATCGCGTCACGTTCGCGGGAAGCCTCGGTCGTGCGCCTGCTGAGGCCGACAGTTGCGCGACCGTCTCCTTGAAGGTCGTGCGGTGCAGCCGGCCGACGAAGTCGATCACGTCGCCGCCGACGTGGCAGCCGAAGCAGAAGTAACTTCCCGTCTCGGCGTACACCACGAGGCTCGGCGCGCGATCCTCGTGAAATGGGCACCGACCGGCAAGCCGCTGGCCGGTGCGTCGCAGATCAACGCCCGCGTCGCACACCGTCTCGACGATCGGGTGCGCGACGCGGATCGCGTCGAGGTCGTACACGTCAGCGCTCGCTGCGCAACACGAGCATGCGCAGGCAGAGCGCCGCTTCTTCGAGCACGAGAATGTCGTCCTCGTCGAACCCCGTCGGCAAGTGCGGACGGAGGATGTTGCCCGGTGCGTCGCCAATCTCGACGTAGCGGCTAACGAGATCGGTCTCGTTCGCCGCGTCACTCAGCCATGCGAGCAGGGCCTCCAGACCCGGTTGCACTGTCTCGCGCTTGGTATCGGACCACCGCCGGTATTCCAGGTAACTCCGCTCCCATACCGCGCGCATGGCGCGGTGGTAGCGACTCTCTTCGTTCACGATCGGTCTCCTAGATGTTCGATGTCCACGGCCCTTCCCTCCTTTGGTTCCTGGTCCCGCTGCGCTTCGGCAAACGGGCACACGCGTTTCTCCCGCCATCGGGCACGACGAAATCGGGGCCGCCCGAAGGCGGCCCCGATAGGAGGAGGGAGCGGGGGACGGAGGGTTAGGTAAGCGGGCGAGCGCCGCGCAGCGCCTGCGGCGCAAACCGGCGGCCGCGATCCCAGCGGCTGAGGCCCAGCGCCGAGACGACCTCCCAGCGGCCGTCTTCAGCGGGCATCAGCACCGCGCCCTTCGCGAAGGCGGGCGTGTAGTGAATCGCGGCCAGCAACCCCAGCCTGCGGCACGCCTGCAGCCAGCAGCCGTAGACGTGTCGCGCGATCTCCTCGACCACACCGTCGAGGTCGAGCGGTTCGAGCAGTTCGATCGCCTGCGCGGGTTCACGCCGGTAGCAGCGGCGCGCGGCGCGGAGGGCGGTTTCTGCCACCCGCGTCTTGACGATCTGCTCCCGCAGTCGTAGCGTTTCAACCGTTCGATTGACGAAGTCCGGCGCACTGCTCTTGTCTGCCAAGATGCGGAGCAGCGACCGGGCTTCTTCATATTCCTCGTGTTCCATCAGCTCCTCCACTCGGTGCGATATCTCCTGCACCGTCCGTTCCTCCTCCTGCTGCCGTTCCTGTTCGAGCAGCCGCGCGATGGCGGGCTCGGACTCGATGCGGGCTGCCTCCGCGACCAGGCGATCGCGTCTGACGTCCGCCTCGGTGGCGAGTGCCCCGCACGTCGGGATCAGCGCCTCGGCACGCGCTTGCGCGCGTTCGTCGAGCACCGACCCGGCGAGCGAATGCGCCCGCCTCGTGATCTCGTGCAACTGTGCGGCAACAACGCCGAGTCGTCCGGCGTCCTCGCGGAGCTGCCGCGAGCGCGCCAGGTGACCTTCGAGCGTCTGTCGCTGTTCCCGTTCCTCGCTGTCGAGGGCGCGCAGCTCGTCGAGCGCCTGCTCGGCAGCTTCCGCGAGCCAGCCGATCCGTTCCTCGGACGTCGGCTCCGATGCGATCGGCACGAGCGCCCGCGAGGTGTCGACCGGGAACCGGTCCCGAACCGTTTCGAGCTCACCGAGGCTGGTGAGCACCACTCCCTGGGTCATCGTCCTTCCTACCTTTCCGCTGCGACGGGGTACGCCCCGTCATCCACGTGTTGCCAGTCCGGGTCGTCCGGGGGCGGCGCGTCCTCGTAAGGCGGCTCGTCCATCGACCGGATCGGCGTGACGGTTGCCGACCGGGCCCGTGACGGGCCGATCGGCACCGTGAGCGCCAGCGTGCCGAGCGCGTTGCCGACGACGCGATGCAGCTGCTGGCGCAGTGTGGCGACGACCTCGCCGTCGCTCACCGGCTCACCGTTCACGCTGAGCGCGATGAAGAGGACGTGACGGCGCACGCCGTCGGCGTCCTCGAACATCTGCAAGAGCGCGGCCAGCGGCCGGTCTTCGTGGACCGTCCGCTGCACGATCACCAGCAGATGCGCCGGTGGGGTCACGCCAAGCGCCCGGAACTGCGTCCGCGTCGCCCGCGCGATCGAGCGCCGCAGCCGGCGGGCCCGAGCCCGCTTCGCATCGACCAGCACGACCGGCGACCAGGGCCGGCAGCGTCCGACGACGAAGCGCCATGCGGCGATGCCGTGAGCACGGCACTCGCGCGCTCCGCGCATCACCGCCGCTCGCACGCGCACGACGACCCCCTGCCGTCGCTTTCGCTTCCGTGTCTCCATCGATCCTTTCCTTTCACCCGCACCATCCGGCGCGGGACTACGCGGGCAGTACCTTCATCACCACCGCGGCAAGCGACATCACGGCGGTCGCGAAGACCGCGAGACGCGCCACCCGAGCGTGATTGCCGCCGTATGGACCGCGTGATCGGTTGAACGTCACGACTACTGCTCCTTCCGGAGACGGAACGACCCCGGGGACAGATGTCCGTCGGGGTATGAGATGGGCTACCCGCTCGACAGGCGTTCCGGATCGCGTCACGACGCGCTCCGCAACACGGATTTCGGCGGCTGGCTGACGATGTGACTGTCGTGGGCTAGGCCACGTGCTCGCTGTTTCCTGCTGCTGCTCGGTTCCTTCATCCCGTCGATGCGCTTGATGCTCACGTCCGGTCCGTGATGCTGTCTCCTTGGTCCTCCTTCCCTGCACTGCTCACTGGCTGGCTGCTGACTCTTCGACCCGTCTACGGAGAGCGGAGCTCGTTTCCCGTGGGTTGATCCATCGTCCATGTCTCGGGGAGTCATCCCGAACCGGCTTTCTCGCTCCTGGGAGCTGGCGATGCCGGCAAAACGCGCTTCGTACGAGGGGAGGGTACGAAGGGACGTTCCGACAGACTTCCGATGGTTCGCTGATGGAGGCCTCGATCAGTCCGATATCTCTCCGATTTCGGGGGGAGTGGCTGCTGGAACAGCGAGCGTGGACGGCCCTCCCACAGGATTCCTGGCGGCCGGACTGTCCGGGGAACGGGGTGGCCGTGCTGGCGGTGCTCCGTTCGGAGGATCCCGGAGCGTCAGACGGAGGATTCGCAGAGGTTCGGAACGAATTCGGACTGAACTGGTCGCGGATTATTGTGCGTAGGACTACGCACCCAGGTCATGAGCACGCACAGGCAGGTCGGTTGCGAGGCGTGCCAGTCGGTCAGCGCTCCCGTTCGAGCGTCGCGGCGATCCAGCCACGGATCGTGGCACAGGCCGCATCGAGGTCGATCCGTTCGCCCCAAAACATCGGTGTGATCGCCGCATGGGCACCCTGGATCGCTCGCCAGCGTGGATCGTCGCGCAGCGTGAACGCTGGATCGTCGGAGGCTGGTCGCTGGCGGATCTGCCGCTCGGCCAGCATCTCGTCCACGAGCGCCGACGTGTCAGCGTAGTCCGCGAGCGCGCGCAGGCCGGCCTCCGCATTGATGATGCGGGCGGCGTCCTCGAAGTGCCGGACGAAGGTCGCCGGGTCGATGTCGGCGCGTGGCACGCGGCTGTGCAGGTTGTCGAGCTTCTCAATCAGCGTCACGAGCGGGTGGACGCAGCGCACGGCGCGAGGCCGGTTGTCCTGGTACTCCCGGAGCCGGTCGGTCTCGACCAGATACTCGTGGACGAATGAAGTCAGGTCACGCGCGAGGAACGGCGTGACGCGGGCACTCCCGACCTCGAGCAGCACGAATGGTCTCAGGAGCCCGAGGTCGTCGAGATGCTGGCCGGGATAGCGCAGCTCGATGTTCGCAGCGGTCCATCTCGTCTCGCCCGACGGAACGTCCAGGCGCGCCTCGGTGCCAGGTACCTCCAGCAAATCGGGGAGCGCCTCGAAGTAGGCCCGACGCTGCTCCGTCGCCCGGCGGCTCGCTCGATGCCAGTCGGTCACGGGCAGCAGGTCGGTGACGCGGCCCGGCTCGATCTTGAGGTCGAGGTCTTCCGAGAACCGTTCGATCAGCCCGAACCCCTTCGAGAGCGACGTGCCACCCTTGAACCACACATCGAACCCGCGGTCGTGGATCGCCCAGAGGACGTGCGTGACCCAGTAGTCTTTCTCGACGAGTCCCAGCGCGAGGCCGTGCCGGGCGGCGACGATGCGGAGCAGGTCGTCGAACTCGGGATCGTCGTGGACGAATGCCACGGCTGCCTACGCTGCCTGCGCGGCCAGGCGCAGGGCGGTCTCCACGCGGGCCTGGGTGTCCCGGGAGCCGTACTCCCGGGACATCGTGCGGAGCAGGTCGGGGTCGAACCGCCGCTGTCGTACCGCCTCAGCGAGCGCCGCCGTGAGGTCGTCGCGATCGGCGGCGGCCTGCTCGGCGTGCTGGAGCAGGTCGACGACGAACCACTCGGGCGACGGCTGCTTCGGGAAGGCGACGCGTCGGAGCAGGAAGCGCCGGCCCCCGAGCGTGAAGGCGCCGGAGCGCTTCGTGTTGTAGACGAGCTGCGCGGCGAAGGAAGCCGACGTGCCGAGTCCGAGCGCGTTCCACCGTTCGGGGCCGGTGAGGATGAACGGCGTGTCGTCGAGGAAGGCACGCATCAGTTCCTCGTCGGACGGCGGCACCGGTCCGAACCGGCTCTGCTTCGGAGACACGAACAGGCCGTGCGCGAGCGGCTGGAGCTGGCCTTGCTCGACCAGCCGGTGGGCGAAGCGGGTGGGATTCGAGTTCCAGCAGGCGAGGTCACGCGTCCGGTAGACGCGCCCGGGCTGAAGGGGCAGATGATTGGTTGCCATGTATGAAATCTCCCGGAGAAATCATACAGCGCTGAAAGCCCGCTCGTCATGGGCATAGCAAATGAGGCGAGATCCCTGCCGATGACACAGAACGCGCGTTCTGTTACCGTACTCGCGTCAGCAGGCCTCTCCCCGAGTGCCATCCGATGCCAGTATCTCGCAGCACCAGTGTCATCGTCGGCACCGCGTCGGCCGTCTTCATCTGGGCGGTCTACCGCCTTACCCACCGACCGGTGCTCGCTCGAGGAGGCAACACGATGCCCGGCAAGGTCAGAGCGTTCATCAGCTTCGACTACGACTACGACCTGGACCTGAAGAACCTGCTGGTCGGGCAGGCCGCCAATCCGGACTCGCCGTTCGAGATCGCGGATTATTCGATCAAGGATGCGTCGGCGGACTGGAAGGCGAAGGCGCGCACGCGGATCCGCACCGCGCAGCAGGTCATCGTGATCTGCGGTGAACACACGGACATCGCCGCCGGCGTCAGCGAGGAAATCCGCATCGCTCAGGCCGAGCAGAAGCCGTACTTCCTGCTCGCCGGCCGAGCCAACAAGACGAACAAACGGCCCGTCGCGTCGACGGCCACCGACAAGGTCTACACCTGGACCTGGGACAACTTGAAGACGCTGATTTCGGGCGGCCGGTGACCACCGCGCCCCCCGGCGGCGAACCGCCCGCCTACGTACTCGAGCTCTACAAGCTCAGCGTCGAGATGGCGGACCGCGTGTCCGCGCGACGCGCCACCGCGAACAGCTTCTTCCTGACCCTGCAGACCGGGCTGGCGGCGGGGCTCGGCCTGTTCTCGACGCGGTTCGCGACGACGGGCGCGGCGCTCGCACCCGACCCGGTCGTCCTGACGCTCGCGGCGGTCGCGGGGATCCTGCTGGCCAGCTCATGGTGGCTCGTCCTGCGGAGCTATCGCGATCTGAACCGCGCGAAGTTCGCGGTGATCAACGAGATCGAAGACACGTACTTCGGCGTGAAGCCGTTCCGACGCGAATGGGATTCCCTGAAGACCGATCCGGTGAAGGGGTTCCGAGGCCGCTATACCGAGCTTGGCGCCATCGAGAAGACCATCCCCATCGCATTCGCCATCCTCCACGTCGTACTGGCACTGTACGTGTGGCTCAGATGACCTACCTCGACGACATCGGCGCACGCATCCGCGCTCGGGTGCCCGAGCACCTGATTCCGCAGGAGAGTGACGGGCTGTTCGCCGTCTACGCGATGCTGCTCCTCGCGAAGGGCCGGAATGTGACGTCCAGCGACGTCCATGATGCGTGGTCGGCTTGGATGCAGGTCAGGGGCGTACACCACCCTGCGATCGTCCCCTATGCCGAACTCCCCAGCGCCATCCAACGCGAGGACGATGTGTTCGCGGCCGCCATCCGCGCCGCCGCGAGCGAGGAGTGACGCACGACATGGACGTCTACCACGTGCCCGACGATGTGGAACGCGATGACGCGCTCCGGCTCGCGTGGAGCTGGCTCGACGAGCGCGCTGCACACCCGCGGCTCGTCATCGTCCCCGTCCGGGACTCAGTCGGGCACTCGCCCGTCCTCAGGGCGATCGCGAGTCGGGTCCGCACAGAGACGAGTCGAACGCTCTACGGATCCGGCGCGCTTCGGCGAGATTCTGCGGTGGCCATCGTCTGGCCATCGCGGGAGACGCTGGATGAGGTTGCCAACCATCGTCCGGCTGAGGTGCTCGTCGTGCCCTGGCGCACGGAGCAGTCGGATGGGTGGCTTCGTGCGCACGGCTCACAGCCCGTGACCGGCGGTACGCCGCTCGCCTCGCCCGGCATTTCCGATCCAGTCGTACACGCTGGCATGCGGGACGTAACCGCCTGGATCAACCTCAACAACAACCTCGTGCAGTCGGAAGATCGGGACTACACCATCCTCGCGCTCCGCACGTTGCACGGACACGGGCATCGGCTCGACGGCGCAGAGTTGGAGACGTGGGCGCTCGCTAACAGCTGGGAAGGGAAAGGAGCCACGCGACTTCGGACCTATGCGGAAGAGGTCGTTGCGGGCAAGCGCCACCGCATCAGTTCGTTGAGTCCGAAGCTCGGAGCAGAGTCGTATGTTCACTGGCTTGCGGACGCAGCCCTGTGAGATAACGAGTGCTGACGCGATGAGCATCGGCCGCACTCCCGGCTACGAACGGAACACCCAGGGACACGACATGCCGGCAACAGCCAGTCAGCGCCAGGAAGAGGCAAAGCCGAGTTCCACCCCGGTGGCGCCATTCCTGGCTCGATTTGCATGGCGGAACGCGGCGGCACCAACACCGCGAGGGGAAACCTCATATTCGGCGGGTTATCCACCGGAGACATCGGACGAGCAGACATGACATCCTCGGCGTCCTCATCGATCGGTGCTCCGATGATCGACCCTCGCCTGCCGCGCGCTCCGTTCCTTGTTCGTTTTGCCACGCGGCGCAACGCGTCGCCCACCCCCCGCGGAGAGACCACCCAGACGAAAGCGATCGAGACTTCGGATGAGTAGCCTGCCGCGCGCGGGTACGAACCGCTCCGCACCCAGGCAAGAAGTTCCAGCGAGTCGGATTCGTAGCACACGGGATGTGCCGTTCCTTGCTCGCTTTGCGGGGCGCCGTAGCGCGGCGCCGACACCCCGCGGGGAGACAACGTTCACCGAAGCGGTCGAAACCACGGACGAGCACTGAGATGCCCGGATCCCCACGCGACGCGATCCTGTTGGTGACGGCCTCGTACGATCTCTCGGCTCAGTTTGTCGAAGCAGCCCTCAGAAAGCGTGGCGCGCGGACGTTTCGATTCGACACGGACCGCTTCCCGTCCGCGATCGAGGGTAGCCTCGATGAAGAAGGACGGTTGTTGCTGCGGTCGCAGGGACAGCAAGTGTCATCGGATGACGTCAGCGCGGTCTGGTACCGCAGGCGTGCCGCTCCCTTGCTGCCCGACGACATCGAGCCGGCACACGCCGAGTTCGCGGAACGCGAATCGCGCGCATTCATTACCGGGGCGCTGCTGTGCCTCGACAGCACCCGGCGCTGGGTCAGCGATCCCACGAACGTCTGGCGCGCGGAGAAGAAGCCCTTTCAACTGCGCGTCGCAACGTCGATCGGGTTCGACCTTCCTCGAACGCGCATCACGAACGACCCGACGGTCGTGCGCACCCTGGCCGCTGAAACCACGACGGTGGCCAAGGCGGTGAGTTCGGGCTATATCTCGCGAGACGAGTCGTTCGAGACGATCTTCACGTCGTCAGTGTCCGATCAGGACCTGCTGGATCTGAGCTCCCTGACCATCGCGCCCGTCACGTTCCAGGAACATCTGCAAAAGCGATCAGATATCCGTGTCACGGTGGTGGGGGACGAGGCTTTCGCCGCCGAGATCGAATCCCAGGCCTTCGATTCAAGCCGCGTCGACTGGCGCGCGGCCGAAGACCCACGACTGCTGATGCATCGCGAGCATCAGCTGCCTCTGGCCGTCGAAGCGATGTGCCACGCCCTGGTTGACCGACTGGGGCTTCGGTACGGCGCGATTGACCTCGTGCGCGCGATCGACGGGCGGTACTACTTCCTCGAGATCAATCCCAACGGCGAATGGCTCTGGCTCCAGGATGCGTTGGGCTGGCCCATCGCCGACAGGATCGCTGCGGAGCTGCTCGCATAATGCGTATTCCCCAGTGGCTGTGGCCGAGCAACGATGGCGTTGAAGCGCCGCCCGGCGATCTCCCGGAACTCGCGAACGCTACTACCTCAGCACATCTGGATTTCATCGCCTCCGAGATCCACCGACACCAGGATCGGGAGGTCGAGCGGGATCGCGGTGCGCAGGCTCGACTCACCGCGCTGCTTGGATTGTCCTCGACGCTTGCCACGCTCGCGACGGCGTTGATCGGCGTCGGGTTCTCATCCGAGCGGCTCGACGCGAATCGAGTTCAACTCGCCGCTCTGTTTCTGGTGCTGGGATACCTGGCGCTACAGTTCATCGCGGCGATGTACCACACGGCGCGGGGTCTGCTTCCGCGTGAGTACGTCGATATCGACCCAACGGTGCTTGACCCGCATCCCGAAGAGGCTGCGGATGCGTTCCGCGCTGCGATCCTCAGCACTCACCGTTCGAACCTTCGCAAGACGATGTGGGCGACGAATCGTCGGCTGGACGATATGTCCTGCGCCATCCGTGGATTCCGAAATGCGGCGCTTGGCTCGGCCGTTCTCTTATGTGTCGTGGCGATCACGATCCTGAACCAGCGCTTCGGCGTGTGTCTTCCGATTCCGTGGCCTTAGCCACGGATCAAGACGCTGGGACGCGGCCGCGGCGGGCGAACCCGACAACACTGACAAGCCGGGTGCAGAGCCACGCTGTAGACAGTCGGGCGCAGCGCAGCCTGTCTTCAGGGGGAGTCACACACTTGCGACCACGATTCCCACGTGGCACGGCCGCGCAAGGCGTAGCAGGCGGTCACAGACGGGTACGAGGCGCAGGACGAGGCGTCCGAGACAACGGCGAAGTCCGCTCGCCAACCCCGAGGCGGGGGTCCTGCGCCTTTCTGGGAGAGCCCGCGGCCGGCGCTCGGCGAGGGCGTCGTTTCAAGCCGTCACCTGCAGACGCTGCTCACCGGCCAGCGCGTGGAGCTGGCCGGGCTCGTGGTCTGCCGCCAGCAGCCGCTCACCGCGCGCGGGATCATCTTTCTCCTGCTGGAAGACGAGTACGGCATGGTGAACGTGCTCGTGAATCGTGAGCTCGTCGAGGCCCGTCGCGACGTGGTGCGTACGGCGGCGTTCATACGCGTGCGCGGCACGCTCGAGGCGCGCGGCGGGGAACAGCGCGCCCTGATCGCAGAGACGGTCGAAGAACTGCTGCCCGCGCAGGCGCTGGCGATGCCGAGCGGGAAAAGCTGGGGGTGACGTTGCGCGGGCCATCATCGCGCCCCGTCGATTCATGTCGATGGGGATCTCGAATCGGTCTCATCGCGTCCAACGGACCGAGGACGTGAGTCCATCCATCGCCACCATGGCGCCACAGGTGCAGTCGATTCGTGCCCCGGAGAATTTCGGCAAATCGTAGTGCGTGAATGTCCCGCAGCCGCCGAGGGCGATCGCGGACGAGATCACATCGTCCCAGCCGGCCGGCATGACCGCGGCGGCATACGAAAGCCCAGTGGCGCAGCCGGCATCGTTTTCGGCTACCCAAATAATCACGCCGCCCTTCAGATAGCGCGGAGCGGCGAAGCTGACGCCGATGGCTCGCGGCCCGTTCGACCGGCTCAGGGCTGCTACGAGCGTGTCAACCTGCGCCCCGAGCGCGAATGACGCGGTCGAACCGACCGCTTCGAACACCGCGGCATCGAGCGAGTCGAAGCAAAGGGGAGTGGCGACAGCCGAGACAGTGTCGCCGGACGCGAGCGGTGCCACGCGAACCACGCAGTTCAGTTTTGGTTCAGCACGTTTCGCGTCAGCGGTCGCTGCAACTTGCCCACCGTAACCGTCGCTGCGCAGCGCGCCGGGATTCAACCGCGCGGGATCGGCACCGATCGCGGCGAGGGCGTCGGACTCGTTGTCGTAGGGCCCAGATGTCTTCGG